GTAAAGGTGCCGATATCCTGATTATCGATGACCCTCACTCAGAACAAGAGGCGGCGATCGGCGCATATAACCCTGAGGTGTACGACAAAGTGTACGAATGGTACACATCAGGACCAAGACAGCGTCTTCAGCCCGGTGGAGCGATCATTATTGTGATGACGCGGTGGTCTACACGTGACCTGACCGGCAAGATCATCCAGAGTTCCGCCTCAAGAGAGGGTTCAGACGACTGGGAAGTGATTGAGTTCCCTGCAATCATGCCATCCGGCGATCCATTGTGGCCCGAGTTCTGGCCGATCGATCAATTACAGGCACTCAAAGCAGAATTACCTGTATCCAAGTGGAGCGCACAGTACCAACAAGACCCAACCAGCGAAGAAGGCGCTCTGATCAAGCGTGAATGGTGGCGTGAGTGGGAAAGAGATGCTCCGCCTGCATGCGAAGCCATCATCCAAAGCTGGGATACTGCGTTTTTGAAGACGCAAAGGTCTGACTATTCGGCATGCACAACGTGGGGAATCTTCTACCATCCAGATGGATCAGGGAAAGACGTCCCAAATCTGATATTATTAGATAGCTTCAAGGAAAAGTACGAATTCCCTGAACTGAAACGGGTTGCTTACGAACATTACTGGCAATGGGAGCCGGACCAAATGATCGTGGAGAAGAAAGCATCCGGCGCGCCATTGATTTTTGAATTAAGATCAATGGGTATTCCGGTAACAGAGTTCACTCCATCAAGAGGTCAGGACAAAATCGCCCGAGTCAATGCCGTAACTGATCTGTTTGCATCAGGTTGCGTGTGGGCGCCGCAGACTCGATGGGCTGACGAATTAATTGAAGAGTGTGCCTCTTTCCCTTCTGGGGATCACGATGACTTAGTGGACTCAACGACACAAGCATTGCTGAGATTCAGACAGGGTGGGTGGATCCGGTCAGAGATGGACGACTGGGAAGAAGAAAACGGTTATAAGAGACGGATTGAATATTACTAATGGCTATAGAAAAGCAACTCGACCCAGTGGATCTCGCCAATCTTGTGAAAGGTGAGGGCGATCAAGAAGTGGAGCAAGAGGCCGAAGTCGAAGTCTCTATTCTGAACCCAGATGCTGTCACTATCGAAGAAGAGGATGGCTCGGTTTCGATCATCCTCGACCCCGACATGCAGGAAGACATTCTAGGACCAGACCACGATGCCAATCTTGCTGAATATATAGATGAGGGCGATCTCGAATCGATGGCATCCGATCTGATGAGTAACTTCGAAGGCGACCGAAACAGCCGTAAAGACTGGGCGCAAGGTTACATCAAAGGATTAGACCTACTCGGCATGAAGATCGAAGAGCGTGATCAGCCATGGCCCGGTGCATGCGGTGTATTCCACCCTGTTCTCACTGAGGCCGTTGTTCGATTCCAAGCACAGGCAATCATGGAGATGTTCCCTGCGTCCGGCCCTGTACGTACACAGGTTCTTGGTCAACATAACAACGAAGTAGCACAGCAAGCTGTTCGCATCGAAAACGAAATGAACTATCAGCTCACGGAAAAGATGACAGACTACCGTGACGAAACGGAGCAGTTGTTGTTTCAGCTTCCATTAGCAGGATCTGCGTTCCGAAAGGTTTACTACGACCCATTGCTGGATCGGCCTGAGGCAGTCTTTGTTCCCGCTGAAGATTTTATCGTGAGCTACGGTGCAAGTGACCTGACAACATGCGAGCGCTACACGCAGGTCATGAAGAAGAGTGAGAACGAACTACTCAAGCTTCAAGTCAACGGGTTCTACCGTGACATCGAACTGCCACCGCCTGAGCCAGACTTCTCTGACATTCATGAAAAGTATGATGATCTGGAAGGTGAGCACTACGCAGTTGAAGACGACGATCGCAGAACACTACTTGAGATGCACGTTGATATTGACCTGCCAGAACCATTCCAAGACGAGGACGGCATCGCCCGCCCTTACGTGATTACAATCGATAAAACATCCAGAACGATCTTGTCGATCAGGAGAAACTGGTATGAAGACGATACAAAGAAGCGTAAGAGAGATCACTTCGTTCATTACAAATATCTGCCCGGACTTGGCTTCTACGGCTTTGGGCTTATCCATCTTATTGGCGGCCTAGCCAAATCAGCCACATCCATTCTTCGACAGCTTGTTGATGCCGGTACATTGGCTAACTTGCCAGCCGGACTCAAGACAAGAGGTTTGAGAATCAAAGGAGACGACTCGCCATTGTCCCCCGGTGAGTTCCGTGATGTGGATGTCCCGGGCGGCGCAATTCGCGACAACATTTATCCACTGCCTTACAAAGAGCCATCGAGTGTTCTGTATCAATTACTGGGTAACATTGTCGAAGAGGGTCGTCGTATCGGATCTGTTGCAGACCTGAACATTGGTGAGATGTCAGCGAACGCCCCAGTGGGTACAACACTTGCGCTACTTGAGCGAAGCATGAAGGTCATGTCTGCTGTGCAGGCAAGAATGCATGCAAGCTTGCGTCGCGAACTGAAGCTGATTGCTGGAGTTATCCACGACTTCATGCCAGATGAGTACGACTACTACATGGACGGTGAGTTCTCACGGACCAGTGACTTCGACGGACGCATTGATGTTGTTCCAGTCTCTGACCCAAATGCCGCGACAATGTCACAACGAGTCGTCCAGTATCAGGCCGCATTACAGTTGGCACAACAAGCGCCACAGTTCTACGATATGGCCAAGCTACACAGGCAGATGCTCGAAGTCCTCGACATCAAGGATGCAGACGAGATCGTCAAGTTGCCTGAAGAGATCAAGCCAATGGATCCAGTATCTGAAAACATGGCGTCTCTTAATCAGGAAGCGATCAAGGCATTCGACTATCAGGATCACGAAGCACACATTCAGGTTCACATGGCGTTCATCCAAGATCCGAAGATCAGAGAGCTTGTCGGTCAGTCACCATTCGCAGGTCAGATTCAGGCCGCGATGGTCGAGCATATGCAAGAGCACGTTGCATTCCAGTATCGTCGTGAGATCGAGAAGCAACTGGGTGTACCATTGCCGAAAGAGAAAACCATTCCAGAGGATGTTGAACGTGACTTGTCCCCAGTTATTGCAAAGGCGGCTCAGAAACTCTTACGCAAAGACGAGGCAGAGGCGGCCCAGATGGAAGCAGAGAAGCTTGCTAAGGATCCCCTTACCCAGATACAACAGCGTGAGCTTGCGCTTAAAGAGGCCGAGTTCGAACATAAACGCGAACTTGATCTTGCCAAACTTAAAGTTGACGCGACAGCTAAAGCAAACACGACGGAGGTTGAGAAAGAAAGAATCGCTTCTCAAGAGCGTCAGGAAGGTGCAAGGCTTGGGGTTAAGATTGCAACAGAGCAGGATAAGTTAACACGTTCAGATGTGAAGGAAGGTGTCCAAATTGGTCTTGATATAGCCAAGCAATTAGAGCAAGATTAAATCCTGCAGTTGCAGAATTTAAAGGACATTTATGACCGAACTTGAATATATACAGAGCCGAATCAGAGAGCACATGAATCAGATTGCAGACCATATGTCTTCTGGTGGATGTGATGATCATGGACAGTATCAGCACTGCTGTGGAATGATCAAAGGATTCGCAGTGATTGAACGCGAGATCATTGATTTAGAAGAACGAATGAATAACACTGAATAGGCTTGTCAAGCCGTGTTATACTGTAAGTAGTGGAAAGTACGCCTCACAAGCGCAAGGTAACAACGAACCTTAATCGTTAGCGGAAAAACAAATGCAAGTTAAACAGTTTGAAATGACTGAGGAACTTGAGCAGATACTGCCAGAACCTCAAGGATACAAGCTTTTAGTTGCCTGCCCACAGATCGAAGAAAAGACCGAGGGCGGCATTATTATCGCGAATGAATATCGCGCAAAAGAATCCACAGCATCAATCTTCGGCTACGTCATACAGATGGGCAAAGATGCGTATTTGGATCAAGACAAGTTTCCGAGCGGCCCGTATTGCAAAGAAGGCGATTGGGTCATATTCCGTTCTTACTCAGGCACCCGACTAAAGGTGCAGGGGCAGGAGTTCCGTATCATCAATGACGATACGGTTGAAGCAGTTGTTGAAGATCCAAGAGGCATTGAACGCGCATGAACCAAGAATTCGAAAATACAGAAGTCGAAAACGTAGAATCCGATGATGGATTTGAAATCGAAGTAGTTGATGACACGCCTGAACAAGACAAGGGCAGGCCTCGTCTATCAGATGAAGAGATGGCGGCAGAGCCAGAAGTTCCTGATGAAGAGCTTCAGAACTACTCTGACAACGTCAAGAAGCGTATTAGCCAACTGACACACAGGATGCATGAAGAGCGTCGCCGTAAAGAAGAGGCGGAGCGACTCAGAGATCAGGCAATTGAATATGCGAAAAAGCAACATGAAGAAAATAGCAAACTCTCTAAGAATCTTATTGACGGAGAGGCTGTTCTCGTGGATCAAGCGAAGACTCGTATTGATTCTCAAATTGAACAAGCTAAAGCTTTATACCGCAATGCTTATGACTCAGGTGACAGTAACGCAATTCTTGAAGCGCAAGAGCGACTCACTGCGTTGCAGGTTGAAAAGAACAAGGTAAGCGAATACAAGAAGCGGGAATTCGTACCCCCGCCAGAGCCACAATTTACACAAACACCGACAGTTCAGGAGCCTGATCAAAAGGCTAGAGACTGGGCGGCCCGAAACACATGGTTCCAGCAGGACCCAGAGATGACGGCATACGCATTCGGTGTTCATGAACGCCTCGTGAAAAGCGGGTTCAACACAACAAGTGATGAATACTACGCTGAGATCGACAGAAGCGTTCGTACCAGATTCCCCGAAAATTTCGAGGAAGCACGACAACCGGGTAACGTAGTCGCCCCGGCGGGCCGAGCAACAAAGGCACCGCGAAAGGTTACGCTAACAGCATCCGAAGCCAAACTCGCCAAGCGGCTGGGGATCACAAACGAACAATTTGCGGCGCAGAAATTAAAGGAAATGCAACGATGAGCACAAGAGCACCACGGGCGACTCAGACCCGAGAACAAACTGAGCGTAAAAAAACTTGGGCGCCAGCATCACGCATACCGGACCCGGAAACTCAGGAAGGCTATTCGTTCCGATGGATCCGTACATCACTTATTGGTCAGGCAGACAACACGAATGTGTCGTCTAAATTCAGAGAAGGTTGGGAGCCTGTAAAGGCAAAAGACCATCCAGAACTGAAGGTTATGTCTGACTATGGCTCTCGTTTTGATGGAAACGTGGAAGTGGGTGGATTGCTTCTTTGCAAGAACACTCGTGAAAACGTCGAAGCCAGACAAGAGTACATTCAAGAGATGACAGATCGTCAGATGGAATCTGTGGACAACAACTACATGCGAGAGAATGATCCACGTATGCCTGTATTGAGACCGGAAAAGAAAACGAAAGTATCTTTTGGAAGCGGCAACACTTAATCGCTAAGGTTGCTGTCATATATAGGAGAAGAAAATGTCTTCATCAGCGACCCCTTATGGTCTGATTCCAGCTCAAAAGCTGGGCTATCAGAGCTTCACGGGATCGTTCCGAGAGTACCCTGTACAAGCAAACAATGCGGCGGCCATCTTCAATGGTGACCTCGTTGTGCTTTCAACAGCAGGCCTCCCGAGCGCGGTCTCAACAACTCCAACTGCGATCAAGATCCCAGCTACTGCCGCAGACGCGACAGCGGGTATCATGGGCGTTTGCGTTGGTGCGCGTTTAATCGACGCGAACAGCGAACAGCTCACATTCAAAAACTTCTTGCCAGCCGGTCAGGTCACTGCAGGCGCATCAGAAGTTTTTGTTCGTGTGCATGACGATCCAGATACGATCTTCAAGATCAAAGGCAATGCGGCACTTGGTACATTCAACAGCGGAACAGATGGCTCAGGCTATGCTGGCGCGGTTGGTATGAACGCGGCACTCGACTTCTCAGCATCAGGCTCAACCTCTACAGGTTTGTCTGGCGTTGCTTTGGCTGTAGGTGCAAATGGCGCCAGTTTGGCGGCAACGTCAACGCTGGCGATGCGTATCATCGAAGTTGTACCGGGTACAGAGAGCGATGACTACCCTGAGTTTTATGTAAAATTCAACGTGGGTGTTCATTCGTATCAAAACTCACTCGGCCTAGCGTAAGGAGCTAACTAATGGCTATTTCACGTTCCCAGCTCCTTAAAGAGCTATTACCGGGACTCAATGCACTGTTCGGCTTGGAGTACGCTAAGTACGAAAACGAGCATGCTGAGATCTACGAAACAGAAAGTTCAGAGCGTTCTTTTGAAGAAGAAGTAAAGCTGTCAGGCTTTGCGGCGGCTCCAGTTAAGAACGAAGGTGCGGCGATCACTTACGATAACGCGCAAGAAGCCTTCACCGCTCGTTACAACCACGAAACAGTGGCCATGGGCTTCTCCATCACTGAAGAAGCAATGGAAGATAACCTGTACGACTCATTGTCTGCTCGTTACACAAAAGCACTTGCTCGCGCAATGGCTTATACGAAGCAAACAAAAGCGGCGGCTATCCTCAACAATGGCTTCACAACTTTCAACTCAGGTGACGGCGTTGCGCTGTTCTCTGCTTCTCACCCAACAGTGGGCGGTGGAACAAACAGCAACCGACTGGCGACTGATTCCGACCTCAACGAGACTTCTCTTGAGCAGGCAATCATCGACATCGCGGCGTTCACAGACGAGCGTGATCTTTTGATCGCGGCGCGTCCACGCAAGTTGATCGTTCCACCAGCACTGATGTTCGTTGCAACTCGTCTCTTAGAGACAGAGCTTCGTACAGCAACTGCTGACAACGACATCAACGCAATTGCCTCAAATGGATCAATTCCAGAAGGCTACCGCGTGAACCACTACCTGACGGATAGTGATGCGTTCTTCATCGTGACTGATGTGCCAAACGGCCTGAAGCACTTCGAGCGTACTCCTATGCAAACGTCAATGGACGGTGACTTCGATACAGGTAACGTGCGCTACAAAGCGCGTGAGCGTTACTCATTCGGTGTATCCGATCCGCTGGGAATCTTCGGAACACCCGGAGCATCCTAAAGAAGAGGGGGCCTTGCGCCCCCTTTTTTTTCGTATAAGATCAAGATTCTAGGAAACGGGTACGTCGGACTGACCTAGCAGACGACATGCAGACAGACGTACCGAACTCGCATGTGAGGACAATCTAATGGCATCAACTACTTTCTCAGGTCCAGTTACATCAACGGCTGGATTCATCTCAGGATCAGATTCAATTGTAGCTATCACTGCAGACGCAACGCTGACATCAGCAAGCAACGCAGGACGCACCATGAACCTGAACGTCGCATCAGGCGCTACGGTCACACTTCCAGCCGCTTCAGGCACAGGAAACATTTATCGCTTTTTCGTACAGACCACTGTGACTTCGAACTCATATGTGATTCAGGTTGCGAGTGCGAGCGACACAATGTCTGGCGTGGCAATTGTGGCAAATGACACTGACAACTCTGCCTCTATCTTTGAGACAGCCGCAACCTCAGACACGATCACATTCAACGGAACAACCACTGGCGGTATCTTAGGTGCCACTGTTGAGCTTCAAGATGTGGCATCGAATAAGTTCTCTGTTGTTGTACGTGGCGCGGCTACAGGCACAGAAGCAACTCCGTTCTCTGCGGCAGTGTAATAAGAGGTGACTCATGGGTAACTTGAACAGCAAGGTGCTCAACGGCGGCAAGAAATCGGCACCAAAAAAAGCCGAAGCTAAAAAGCCTGCGGCACCCAAAAAGAAGGAAGGATAGATGGAAAGCGTATCTCAAATCTATCAGGGCCACCGACACGAGAGCGGCTTCGTCGCTCTTGGCCGTTTTCGTCTCAAAGAGTTTAGTGTAATAGGCACTGCATCCGCAGGGACATTTGTTGTCTTTGACACAGATACTGCTCCAGAGACCGGAACATACACGCAGTCAGGCACCACTGTAACTGTTACTGATGCGAGCCATGGCCTATTAACAGGCGATGTTGTTGGTATCAACTTTGCGGCAGGTACAGGTGGGACAGCACAGTCGGGAAATTACACGATCACTGTAACATCGGCGAGTGCTTTTACTGTGACAATGCTGAACGCTGACACGATCTCAGGAACACCTGCGTGTCAGTATGTCGCAAATAGCGGTGGCAATCAGAAAACACCAAAGCGTTGGTTGATGTCGAAGAATACGTCGGCGGCAGATACCTTTTCTAACGTGTTTCAGATTCCGAATAGCGGATTCATTGCCAGAAACGGAATTTACTTTCTGATGACGAACCTCGCTGAAGCGGATGTGTTTTACGAATAATGGCTACTCCAGAGCGTGTCAGAAACAAGATGAAGGAGCTGGGCCTCAGCGGTGTAAACAAGCCAAAGAGAACCCCGAGTCACAAAACCAAATCCCATGTCGTCATGGCGAAGGAAGGTGACAAGCACAAACTGATTCGGTTTGGACAGCAAGGGGTCAAAGGTGCTGGGAAAAGCCCGACGAGCGCGAAGGATAAGGCACGGAAAAAGTCATACTACGCCCGACACAACGCACAAGGAAAACCAACAACAAAGCTCTCAGCAAAGTACTGGTCACATAAGGTCAAGTGGTAATGAAAGGCAAGACAAGACAAACCAAATACGCAAAAGCGATCAACAGCATGGGCCGCAAAGTTATGGGCGGAGCATACGACAGGATGGAAGGCGCGGCGAAGAAAATTCGTGAAGCAATGCCAGACCCAACATCTCCGACCGAAGCGAATAAAACAAGAAAAGCCCTAAAGAAAAATGTGGGCGGACCGTTACCTGCTGGCCGCATGCTTGCTCAAAATGCCAAAGACATTGCTGGCGAAGGGCTAGATGTTGGTTCTGGGTTCGGTGGCGGAGGCAAAGCGTTTGCTGGACTCATGGGTAAGGCGATGAAGAAAACAGCCCGTCAATTATCAGGTATCGAAAAGAATCCACGGAATATCCCTGTTGACAATCAAGGCAATCCCCAGTCCGGCGGGATGGCTTCTGCCGCTCGTATGAAAAAGAAAGGTGGGGTAATGAAGAAGGCGATGGGCGGAAGAGCACTTCTCGGCTCGGTTTCTCCATTGTATGGAGCCGCTACTGGACAGGGTGCGTTTGGAGAAATTGGTCAGTTTGGTTTAGCTGGACAGTTGGGCAAGGCATATCGTAAGCGTCGCGGTAGAGACGAAGAAGAGGTGATGCAGAACCCACGTAATGTCCCAGTTCAGCCGGGTATGTCTGCGGCTCCTCAGATGATGAAAGAAGGCGGCAAGGTTAAGAAATGATCAGCCGTTCTCAGTTGGGCAAACAACTAACTGGTAATCGCAAGATGAAAAAAA